GAGCATCATCGACGCCTTCAAGTAAGGCCCTGATAAATCATAGGAGAAACAACAGATGGGCATTCTCACTTCCACTATGCCGACCCTGATCGATAAATTCAGCAGGGAAGACAGCCAGAAAAAGATCATGAAGATCGTCGAGCTGATGGCTAAGCGAAACGATCTGCTCATGGACGCCGAGTATCAGGAGTGCAACGACGGCTCCAAGCACAAGACCACGATGCGTTCGGGCATCCCTGAGCCGACCTGGCGCCTGTTTAACAAGGGTGTCCAGCCAACCAAATCGACCACCGTACCGGTGCTGGACACCACCGGCATGATGGAAGATTACGGAAAGGTGGATAAGGCGCTGGCCGACTTGAGCGGTAACGCCGACGCCTTCCGCACGTCCGAGAACATCGCGAAGTTGCAAGGCTTCAACAATAAAGCTGCGCGGTACATGTTCTACGGCAACACCGCTTCCGAGCCTGAAGCGTTCCTGGGCTTGTCGCCTCGCTACAACGACAAGGCTGCCGAGTCGGGCGCCAACATCATCGACGCGGGCGGTACCGGCTCTACCAACGCGTCGATCTGGTTTGTTACCTGGGGCGAAATGACCACCCACCTGCTGTACCCGAAAGGCAGCGTGGCTGGGTTCCAGCACAAAAACCTCGGCGAGGACACTGTTAGCGATGGTGCTGGTGGTGAGTTTCAGGCCTACCGCGACCACTTCAAGTGGGACCTTGGTATGTCCGTTCGCGACTGGCGCGCCAACGCCCGTATCGCCAACATCGATGTCACCACGCTGACCAGTGACGCAGCGACCGGCGCCAAGATCATCGAACTGATGATCAAAGCTTACTACCAGCTGGATAACCCTGAGCAAGGTGAAGGCCGGACCATCATCTACGCCAACCGCACCATGCAGACCTTCCTGCACTTGCAGGCGATGAACTCCAAGAACGTGAACCTGACTATTGGCGAATACGCCGGTAAGAAGATCCCCGAATTCCTGGGTATCCCAATCAAGCGTGTCGACGCGCTGCTCAACACCGAAGCCCGCGTGCTCTAACGAGTTCGCGGTTTTCCCTTATCACGGAGACACCATCATGCTTTTTGACGCAAAACTGCTGATGTCGAGCGCCCAGGCAATTACTGCTACGGCTGCATCGACCGACATCATCGACCGTGGCGATACCAAGGACGTGGGCCGCGCCGGCGATATCCCGCTGCTCATTCAGGTTGTTGAGGCTTTCAACACCCTGACCAGCCTGACCATCGAATTGCAAACCGATGACAACTCGGCATTCAGCACGCCGCGTTCGTTGTTCCAGGTCGTGGTTCCTCTGGCCGACTTGAAGCTGGGCTACCAGACGCCGGTCATCACCCTGCCGCAGAAGACCGAGCGCTATCTGCGCGTCAACTACACCGTGACCGGCACCGCCCCAACACTGGGCAAGGTAACTGCCGGCGTGGTTGCTGGAGTGCAGACCAATGCCTAAGCGCTATGAAGTGCTGGAGCGGTCGTTTATCAACGGTCGCCTTTTCGAGCCTGGTGACACTGTCGTTCTGGAGATCGACAGCCCTGGTTCCAACCTCAAACTGGCAGGCAGCAAGACCGCAGCTTCGCCACCTACCAAGGAAGATGACCAACAGGATGCTGGTTATGTGGCTGCTCGCGGTGCCGCTGGCAAGTTCGTAGTAAAGGATGCGGCGGGCGTGCTGGTTGGCACCTTCACCGGCAACAAGGCGGAAGCAGAAGCGGAAGCTGATCGTCTGAATGCAGGTGGTTTGCCACTGATCAAGGACGACACCCAGCAGGACGCTGGTACCGGTGATGGCGCCGGCGACGGACTGCCAGACGCCTGACCCACAGCAGCAACCCTTAAGGGCCCTTCGGGGCCCTTTCTCATTTCTGAGGTTCCCGAATGCCAAGCGATATCGAGATTTGCAACGTCGCGCTTTCGCGTGTTGCACATACTCAGCCGATTGTTTCGTTCAGCGAGCGGAGTAAGGCGGCCGAGTTATGTGGCGTGCTCTATGCACCATTGCGGGAGCTGGTGCTGGCTGAGTTCCCATGGCCGTTCGCTGAATCGATAGTGACTCTGGCCGATATCGGAACTCCTGCACCTGGTTGGGCATTTCGTTATCGGTACCCAGCCGACTGCCTGAAGATTCGGGAAATCATCCAGCCAGATCAGCGCCGCTCACTCACAGCCGACTTACAGGTTCCTTACAAGATCGGCTACGACGTAGGCGGCAAGGTCATTCACACGGACCAGCCAGAGGCCGGTGTGCGCTTCACTTATCGCGTTGAAGACCCCACATTCTTTGATCCGTTATTTGCCGACGCGTTGGCGTGGCGTTTGGCAATGGATCTGGCGCTACCGCTGAGCTCCAAGCCTGAGCTGCAGCAATATTGCGACCAGCAGTTTCAGCGAGCGCTGACCAAAGCTGAAGGCTCAGCCTTTGAGGAATCGCAGGACGACTCGGAGCCTGAATCCGAATTCGTATCGGTGCGCTCATGAGCAGCGTTCTGCAACCGACATTCGCGGCTGGCGAGCTTTCGCCATCTGCCAGCGCCCGTACCGATATCGCCCGCTATTACACTGGGTTGAAGGTCTGCCGAAACTTCATGGTCATGCCCTACGGCGGTGTGCGTAACCGCCCAGGGACAAAGTTTGTCTGCGAGGTCGAAAACTCCAGCAAGCTGAACCGCTTGATTCCGTTTCAATTCAATGACCAGCAAACCTACATCCTGCAGTTCGGTGATTTGCAGACGCGGGTCATCAAAGATGGCGGCCAGGTCGTGTTCAGTGGCGGCCCATTTGCCGGGCTTCCATATCAGGTCGGCATGCCTTACACGCAATTCGACCTGCCGCAACTCAACTACACCCAATCGGCTGACGTCATGACGTTTGCCCATCCGAGCTATAAGCCTCGCGAGCTGAGCAGGCTTGCCCACGACAACTGGATCACGTCCGAAATCAGTCTGGCGCCCCGCATTGCTGCGCCAGCGTCAGCCACCGCGACTGGAGTAGCAGGAACGGGCGTCACTCAGTCTTGGCGGTACCAGGTGACGGCGGTGCTGGATGATGGCAACAGCCTTGACGAGTCTCTGCCGGTCACTTCGAATGCCGTAACCATTTACGCAGACACTGCCGCAGCGGACATCGTTTGGCCTGCGGTACCGGGCGCGACGTATTACATCGTTTACAAGGACAACGCCGGCGCTGGGATCTACGGGTTCATCGGGCGATCCACGACACTGACGTTCACCGACCGCAACATCGTGGCGATCAAGTCCGATACGCCGCCCAATGGCAACGACCCATTTGTCGGAGCCAACAATTACCCGGGCGCCGTCGGCTATTACCAGCAGCGCCTGGTCTTTGCCGGCAGCAACAACCTGCCCCAAACCGTGTGGATGAGCAAAACCGGCCTGTTCAAGAACTTCGGTTTTTCGGTACCCAACAAGGACGACGACTCGATCACGTTCACCATTGCCAGTCGGCAGGTGAATCGTATGCGCCACCTGGTTGGCTTGGACAAGTTGCTTGGGTTGACCACCGGCGGTGAATGGACATTCTCGGGCGGTGACACCGGGCTGACTGCCAAAACCATTCAGGCCAGCCAGAAGGGCTACGACGGATCGTCTCTCGTACCGCCCGTGGTGGTTGGCAACAACGCCGTGTATCTCCAAGCGCGCGGCAGTCGTGTGTCGTCCTTCGGGTATTCGCTTGAGGCTGACGGTTTCGTTGCCGGCGACCTTACGTTGTTCAGTGCGCACCTGTTCCGCGGCTACGAACTGACCGACGTGGCATATCAGAAAATCCCTGACTCGATTGTCTGGTATATCCGCAACGACGGCGTGCTGCTGGGCCTCACCTATTTGCCTGAGCAACAGCTTGTTGGCTGGCACCGGCACGACACCGACGGGTTTGTCGAGTCCATAGCCTGCATTCCTGAGGGGCAGGAGGACGCGCTTTACATGGTGGTCCGACGCACTATCAACGGCGTGCAGAAGCGGTATGTAGAGCGGATGGCGACCCGCCAAATCCTTTCGATTGAAGATGCCTTCTTTGTCGACTGCGGGCTCACTTACGACGGCAGAAACGCTGACACCGGCAAGACAATGACTCTCACCGGCGGCAGTACTTGGGGATTCCCTGAGGTTGTAACGATGACGGCCGGTGGTCACGCCCCGTTCACCGTAGGCAGCGTGGGCGTTCACTACTCGTTGACCAGGTCAATCACGGACGAGAACGGCGACACCACCACCGACGTGGTGCGGGTCGAGGTCGTGGGCTACTCCAGCACCAGCGTGGTGACCGTCAAGCTGCTGATC